CTACTACGTATTGAATATAATGGCAAAATTCATGCAAAAGATCTTCAATGAACAATTTCATTGCTTGATGCTCAGATAATTCAAATATATCTTTTCTTATACATATGGCATTATTGAACGTATATTGAGAGTATTCTTCTTTAATGATTCTTAATCGAAGAATATGATAATTGGTTGTTCTCTTTGGTCTAATTGAATTTAAAATACAAGATAATAAAGATTCAATGTACTGAAGATTTATATTACAATTCTCGATTGTTTTTTTATCTTTTTTATCACACCGAATCTTTATGAATTGCATATTATTAGTTAATCATCTTCATATGGATTATCATCATACTCTTCATACTCTTCATATTCGAAGTCTTTTGATTCTTCTACGATAAAGGAGTCTTGGTCTGGAAAGAAATAATCATCACTGAGTGGGAAACAATTTCCAAGATGATTCATGAGATCTACTTGATCGGTTAATGATTCTAGAGTATCTGTCTTCTCAGAACATAAATTATAGAATTCTCTACCAGCGGCAATTGCTGCATAACAATAAAATAAGTATTTTGTATTTTTCGCAGCTAATTTACTATTCAAAAAGTATGCATAATCATCACAAACATTTTTATACAATTCTGATTGATGTGGTACTAGACGTTTCAGCAAGTCTTTCTTAATTGTTTTAGCGTCTTTGCTTTGGTTGAATTGAATAGTCTCAACAAAATTCCAAAATTCATTGAGCTCTTCGTTACTATATTTTTTATTAGGGTTCTCTGCCATGTTTTATGTTTTTACTAATTTATTGGGTTTCATAATAAATCTTTTTTATCCTTATCTTGCAATAAATCACGTACTGTGCTCTTCATATAAACCGCTGCGATATCTTGCCAGAAGGTTTTGTCATTAAATTCTCTGAGATAAAAAATCTTAAGTCCTGCACATTTCTTTCCTGTTAATTGCTCATGCAAATATGCATAGATAGAAAGCTGAATAGTATAAGTGGTAAATTCACATTGTTGGAGATAGTCTAATGGTGCAAAAAAATAGTCATTATACTTAGATGTAAAATTGAACTTCTTATTGGTCTTAAAATCTAAAATATAAAATAAGTCATTATTTTCCACAATAACATCTGCTGTTCCTGCTAATCTATAATCATGTGAATATACTGTGTGTTCACAAAGGATATTTGAATTGGACTTAATAACGCCAGTGCATTTCTTATCAAAGCTTTTAATCAATTCTTCTTGACCTTCTGTGATATATTGCTCTTTAAGATATCGTTCCATAATGGAGTGGATATTAGTACCTCTATTTTGAGCTGTTTTAGTAATACTTTCCCACTCTTTTAGTACCTGATCAGGATCTTTACCGTCTCGATTAGCTACATGCTTACTCCAGAAATCTTTATCGAAAGGTTTTTTATACTTTCCAATTAGTGTTGTAACCGACATATACTTTTCACTATTGTGAATATTAGTATATGTATGGGTAGAATGATCCAATACAATGTCATTATGCATGACTCAATATATAATATTAGAAGAAATTATCAAGGTGATGATACATCCCAAAGCCTAATATACCTAATAGTACCGTCTATATTTATTTGCAAAAATTGGTTCGAAGTTGCTATACTACCTGGCAAGAAATATGCTTCTTCTTGTATGCCTTCTTGAATTAACCATTTTGCTGAGTTGTCTTGAACAATAGTACTTGCATCATTCCATTTTGCAGAATTTCCTGCTACAATAGAATTTACAACAAAAACATTAGTAATGCCGCCCCCCGTTCCACCGCCACCCGGGCCGAACAGAGAGTCCCACATAGCTGAATTATTATATACTGTAGTATATACTGAATCCCATTTTGCTGAATTACTAGCTAAAGTAATTTGTGCATCTGCGAAAGTCACCCCACCGGCGGCGCCCCAAAATGCGCTATTATCTTTTACAACTGTATATATATCAACTGCTGGATTACTATCACAAACTAATGCGTATGATCCAGGAAAATCCACAAAATCTATAGACGTTAATGCATATAATATGGATGTATATTGGCCATTTGTAGTATCTAAAAAATAATCACCAGGCACCATGCCGCCTATAGTAGTACCCAAATCTGTGGGGGCGCCATAATATAATTTTGAACTTGCTGCATTACCGCCCGGGGTGGTCCCATCACCAATATATAAACGTTTAACATCAGATGAATATGCTAATTCGCCATCCAAAAAAGGTATATTAATCCGTTCACTTTCGGGTCCTCGTTTTACCTGTATTGTAGCGTCTACTCTGGTGGGCATATATTTATTTAGCTAAGATAGCCTATTGCATTCCAATATACCACAGCCGAATCTATCGTAGATGTGCCGGAATAATCCAATGCTATATCGAAGGATGATAAAGTTATATTTCTTATAACAGGAGAGAAATTGTTATTTATAATTGAAGTATAAGATAATGTTGCCTGAACATTGTAACATATAGCCCAAGTAGATAATGGGAATAATACAGTATAGAACTGATTAGCTGTCAATGGAGCTGTTTTGCCCCATTGCATAATAAAATTTGTAGGAAATGCTTGGTAACCATTATCTCCTTTTGCAGCAATAAATTGATTCGGATTTAATCGAAGATTACCATCTGGATCAAAATCTAAATCGTTAGATACTGTCTTGATAGACATGCCATTAGAATTAATTTGCAATCCTGATGAAGAATTAGCAAATGACGACGCAGCTTTATCTGGCGTAATGCCACTTATAATTTGTGAATTATATACTTTATTTATTGATATTTGATTACCTGCTATTATAAGAGAATCATTATCGACATTAGCAGATAACCCATTTGTGGTATTTACAATAGCGCCACCAGCATCAACCGTAATACCGGGATTTGGAATTAACTTAAATACACCATCAATAACTTCAAATTGTGTTGTATCATAATTGATAAAAACTCCTTCACCAGATAATGAACCTAATCCGCCGTCCAATTTATGTATTTCTCCTATATGATCCCTCATTATACCACCATTTTTTAATTGAAAATGACCAAATTCATATTCTATGGTTTGGTCATCTGGACTACCACCTATCATTTTCCATTCGGTATCATCTCTGATATAACCTCTACCTTCAGTTTGGTTGAAATAAATGTCACCGCTAGTATTTGCATTGGGCGGAGTGGGCGAAACCGTTATTCTCGTAGCTACCAGATTACCACCAGAAGTACTACCATCCCCTATATATACTTTTTTAGAATCAACAGCATAAACTAATTCTCCTTCTTCAAAAACCACGGCTGTTCTTTCAGCTTCATTGCCTCTCCTTAATTTAATTTTTGCTATTCTTCGATCGATCATAAATGTTAAGATTTAAAAATTGCTACGTGCACATGTTTGGGGTCAAAAAAATCAGCAGTGCCTGATTCAAATTTTATGCATTTGATGTAAACAAAATCATTATCTGATAAATCACCATCTACTACTGTGCTATAAACCTTAGGTAGGATTAAATCTGCTGTATATAAGCTAATATTTGCTTGAACATGATAATGATCTGCAGTTAAACCTTGTAATAAAGTCTTAGTATTATCTGAAAATTCTATTTTATATCTACCGCTGTTTTCTCTTATTACTGAAGAGATGCCGTAACCGGTATATGGCATGCCATCGTTACCAAAAAAACTGACAAAAGCCTTGGGAATATTTGGTCCGGTTACGCCCCCCAAAGCTTCTACGTGATCAATAGTGGCTCTCCCAGTAGCTGATAAATCTCCTAGTACAGTAAAGCTATCGTCATTTACGCCCGCATAAATGGTAGCACCAGCACCATATTTACCTAGTTGTATTGATGACTTATTGCCTTTACCGTCATACATATCTATTTTCCCTGATCCCGGTAATGGTGCGCCCTGTGAATGCAAGATACCGCCAAAGGTATCGTCTATATTTGCATCTGTTAAATTTGTAGGCATGTTACTATTTATTCAATATATACTACATTGTCAATTGTAGGTAAATTTTTAAAGTTAGGAATAAATGGTTCTGTTAGTTCAAATAATAAATTTTCAAGTTCTATTATTTTAGAAAATATTCTATTCATTACTTGCGGCACAACAATTTCATTATCATTTATTTTAGTATCATAATTTATTAATATGTTTATTTTATTAATTTCTTCATCTAATAATGAAATATAGTTATTATAATTTAAATCGCCATAATTATCATACTTATAATAAAATCTGCCTTTGAGGTTATTTTTAATCTGTATAATATTAGAATAAATTTTATATAACTCTTTATTCAAAACTAGTGCTTGAACATTTTCTTCGATATTCAATAATACTTTGTCGGTTTTAAAATAAGGCAATTCGGTATTTTTTAAAATAGAATTATAAATTGTTTTTTCTTTAAAAAATAAAATTTTACTATTTGATAGAACAAACATTGAATCATGACCATCATTTAAATTTAAAATATCTACATCAAATAGATCAAATTTTTTGTTACCAGAGCCGAACCCCCATCTAAGATTCATATTTTTCCATTTTATCGTCTGAAATTTCCATGCTATAGAAGGATCTTGCCCATATTTTGATCTAGTAAAAGTAGCAAAAGTTTTCTTTGGATTCGAAAAGAATTTTTTATAAACATTTGATTTTGTTATCAAATAAAAAACATTTGAATCTGTTTCAGAAAAACACATTCGTCTAAATTCGAAATCTGTTTCTTTGTAAAATAAATCTTCAAATTCAAAATCATTGAATTTATAATTTTCCGCATATTCTCTCATCAAATATATGTCTTTTTTGGTATCATAGAACAATACATACATTGAATTGTTTAATTCACGCCATCTAATATCTTTAACGACAAAATTTATAGAATATTTTAAAGTTCTTTTATAAATAAAATTAGAATCATATACTTTTATTACTTTATTTCCGGAATCGTTTACGAATATTAAATTTTTTTTCGATCCTATTATATCACAACCATTGAATTTATTTTTATTTTTTGAAGAACCAAATCCTCCCATAGGCTTTATCAAAAAACGTTTATATTCATAAGCTAAATCTCCTGTAAAGTAAGATAAAATATCATATTTGAAAACTTGACCGCCACTATTTATTTGTGAATCTGTGACAAATAAATATTTTCCATCAAATGTTAAATCTGATAAATTTCTGCATCGTTCTTCAGAAAAATTATCTATAACATTTTCATACAAAACTATTCCTATGTCCGTGAAAGATGCATTTGAGGTTAATCCTATCAGATGTGTATTTGTAATTCCCAATATGGAAGTATTACTTGTTTTTGTTTGAGGAAAAATAATAAATTTTTTAAGATTATCAAATTGTGAATATCCTGATAATGCAGCAGTGTCTGCGAAAGTCTGTGCTTCAAACAAATATTGACTATTGGTTGTACTGTTTTTTGAAACGTGCCATGAAAATACCGATGTATCTTTTGATATACCGGCAGTATAAGCATATCTATATGGTATATCTGTATCGCCAAAAAATAATCTCGAATAGATGTAAATTAAATTATCTTGTATATATTTTAATTTAGTATTAATAGAAGCACAGCTTACTAATTCATTTGTATCAAAATAAATGTCTTTTTGGGAATACGGTAATTTATATTCATCTAATATAGTCCTATCTTTGAAAATATTTGAAGATATGAAATCCCCACTATAATTATCTGCAACTTTTAATGGTACTGATGTATCGGTACGATATTGACCAGTATATACACTACCGTCATTATATACATTATAAAATCCCCGATATTTATTTTTTTTTAAAAAAAGCTCATTGCCCTCTGCATACCCGTATTTTATCTGATATGGATCCATTAAAATTATTTAATATCCGTGTTTTTAAACACGACCTCATTTACCGTTACACCAACAGGTAATATTTTATTAATTTTTTCTAAAATAACATTTTTAACATTTTGTTTAATGATATCATTATTAATATTACTATTTTTAATGATAATGTTTATTTTGTTGCTTTTATTTCCGGGTGTATTTACAGAGAATATTCTTTCAATTTGTTCTATTTCATTTCTGTGACCTACTGGTAATGAAGCAATTAAATCAGTTGCACCATAATTATTAATTAATAAAAATTTAATTTCGTCATTTGAAATAGCTTTATCAAATAATTTAAAATTTTTGATAGAGCAATTATTTAACATATAATTTTTAGGTTGTTTTAAATATTGTGGTAATGTTATATTGTTATAGAAATATGTTGTCCCAACAACAAATGATTCTTGAGTGATATCTTGAAACGAAAAGTCAGCTTTCGGAAAATCTACACTACTATAAAGGGCACCATCAACAAATACATCAATTTTACCTTTTATAGTATTCATTCTGAAAATAAAATGGTGTTCTCCATTTTTAAAAGTAGATATATCGACCGGTATTGCTAGATCCAAAACATTTCTATTATTATAAATATTTTTCAATCTAGTTTTAAAAATTAGAGAATTTTTATTTTTGATTTGATGCTTTAAATAATCATAATTTGTTAAATTATAATTTGTTCTCCTATCGCTAGTTTCATGTTCATATATTCCATATGAATCTATTAATTTAGTGCTTTCGAATGTTAAGGCTGATTCATTTATTTTTGTTAAAAAATGTCTTTCATTCTCATTGTGTCCCAATAAAATGGGGTAAAAAGCTAATCCATCTTCAGTATATTCTCTAATAATATCTAATTTTATAAATGATGCTTTTGGTATTACGCTACTAAGTGAAGCATTATCATTTGTTAATGTGTATATCTTTTCTCTGAATTTATTGAATTTTGTTATTTTCGAAGATGAATGTATTACATAAAAATTATCATCATCATCTATAACAAAATCTCTTATTTGTGTTGCAGATGACAGTAGCATATCTTTTGTACTATGATCTAAATTTTCGCGCCAAATTTCACTAGTATTTTTTTTATACAAAACATATTCATCGCGAAATAGTTTTGCTTGGTATCCATCGAAGCCATATACAATACCATTTTTCGAAACTATAGTTTTACAGGTAATATCATTTCCATCGATATCTGTGGGCGGTATTATTGATGGAAATGATATTTCTTCAGTTTTTAAATTTATACTTTGGCAATTATTTTGATCTAACAAATAATATAGATTATCTCCTTCTACATAATATGATATATATTTTTCATTTAAAGAACCAAACGAATCAAAAAGGGATCCATTTGAATAAAATTTTGATGTATAAGGTAAAGCCATAGTTATCTTGATTTAAATCGTGTTTTGAATTTGCATTGCTCAATTTGAATTTTTTCCATAGAAGTCCCATCTATTGCAAATACATTGTTGGGTGATAATATGCGTGATGTAATTTTTTCGTCTGTATAAAGAATGCCACATTCTTTTCGATTTATAATTGCATTTATTTCTTCAGTGAAAGTAGCCGTAATGCTTTTTACGGTAGGCGAAAAGAAATTTAAATGTTCAGTTCTAATGATATCCTTAATTGCGTGAGTTGTTGTGTCATATTTAGTAACCTTCTTTATATTATCATTATTAATGACTGTAGATAATGCAACCATATCTAATTCATCTTGAGCCAAATACACACTATCTATTTTCTCGAATGATGAATTATATATATTCGCCATCCTACCTTCTTGAACCATGATAAATGGTGTTATTTTTTCATCTGAAAAAATACCAAAACCTCTGTCATTAAAAGAACCCATAATTTGGTTACCGAATCCAGAAGGCCAATTATATGAATTTATAGAAAATGACAATGTAAATTCATTAGTATCATTGATTTTTCTATAATCTTCTATGAGAGAGTATTCATTCCCCGTAAACTCATAATTAATATTATTTGAAGCTTCATCAAAAATAAATTCAAATCCATCATATCTTCTAAACGGTGTTAGACCGTCTGATATTATTGATCCTGATAATGCATCTAATATTTTTTGTGCATACTTTTCACCTATTCTTTGGTATATATATTCCTGATCAGATACCAAAATAACGTCACTTTTTTTATCAAAAAAGTATTCACCCCATATAGCATCCCTTATTTTTTGTGGGGTATTTTGAAGCTCGCTTAAAAAGTTATTCTGCCATATAAAATTATCATAATAAGCTGATGGTGCCAATACGGTATTTAAATAGCTTTCAATTTCATCATAAAAAGTAAATTCAGGAACAGTAGATAAGCTAGCAGCAAAATTACATTTTTCGGGATAATAATATCTATCGACCCAAGTTGCATTATCGGTTGAGCCAGATAACCACGTACACAAATATCTTGTTGTTTCTGTATTCTTTCTAGAATCTTTAAAAAATAATTTATCAGAATGGTATGGTGTATTGCCGGCGATTGCGCCATTTCTGAATAATAAACTATCATTAATGTTTAACTGTTCAAAAGGATATGTTGAATGGGGTATTTTAAAATTTGTATAACTGTCTTTATGAAAAGTATAATCACCATTATATAAATCATAAGTTAATACAATTGAATCAAATCCTAGTTCTTGGTTTAGTCCTGTATTAACTGAATTATATTCTCTTATTTTTATATTCGGAATATTTAATTCTGTATTTTGTAAGTTATCTGCACGATAACTGTAATTTTTATTAGTATGATGATTTTTAAGTGTTAAAAAATTTGCTTCTATTTCGGATCCTGATATGTACGTATAATTATTATAAATTAAAATATTATTTGAACAATCTAATATTGATTTTTCAGGATTAATTTGTAATGCATTTTTATTGTATTTTTGATATGAAGCCCACGAACTATTTCCATTAAATGAAAATTCTTGTATATAAAAATTTAATATAATTTCATTATTCAAATATGAATCTGTAGTACATGTTAATTTTCCGTCTACTATAGAAAGTACTTTTTTTGTATTGCCAATTTTTTTGAAAAAATAAAATTTATTATCATTCTTTATATAATAAAGCTGATTTAGTGTAAGATCATATTTTTTTGAAAAAACAAAAGTATTTGCTTCATAATTTAAATAATATGAGTCAAATCCATCCCTATATGAAATTTGACATAGATTTTCATTTAATAATAAAATTTCAAATATGCATTTTCTGTCTACATTTTTCAATAAAGATACGTTATAATTTTTATCAATGCTTAAAAATGTGTTATTTTTGAATTTTATTGAAGATGAGAATAATATAGGCAATTTATATTTGATATCATTAAAATTAAAAATATCATTATTTTTTATATTTTCTGTTAGAACAAAATTGCTATAATTATTAATACTATGGCTTTTTATGTATTTTAAATACTCTTCATCACAAAATTCAAAACCGTCTTGTGAAACTATTCTATTTCCTTTGAAATTGAGATCATTATCTCCTGTATATTTAGTAAGGAGGGGTTCTATAATCTCATTTTGATGAAATACACGCACACTTTTATTTATAATATCTTATACTTTATAGACTCGGATAGCGTATTTTACCGGCGCGGCACCGGGCGCCGGCTGTAAAAACATTTCCAAGTATTCACCAACAGCTGTAATGGGGTCAATATATGTAGAAATTTTTCCTGATAAGGTAGATGTAGTACCATTTAATCTTGACAAAATGCCTGGCGATAATTGTTCTTCTTTTATGCCGCCGTCCTTTATTTTAAATTCACCAGCAGATAAAGTTAATGTAGCTTCATCTGCATAATATGTATTTTCAGATATACGTTCTGAAATTTCTTTTACTAGATAATTTTTAAAAAAACCGGCTTGAGCGGCAGCTGTAAAATTGGGTTTTTCTAAAATGATCAAATCATCATCACCCACGTCATCAGCTGGCGGCAAACTTTTTATATCTATAGATACATTGCTCATAATATTATTTAACCTATGTAGTCACTTCTATAAATTCGCCAAATTCAGTCAATATATTTGCTGTAGTAGCTGGTATTGTTGATAATGTACCGGATAGTATATTTGTTATATCATCTTCTGCCGCCGACAAACTCGATAAATAATTTTTGTATGTCACAACATTGGATCCTGACCTAAAATTAAATAATTGATCTTTATTGTTTTTCATGACAAAAAATAAATCGTCATTTTCTTTTGTATCAATAAACTGAGCGTTTTGTATGATAGCCCCATCAAAATAATCGAGTGTAGATGGTGGTATAAAAACTAGAGGCACAAGATATTCAAATATATTAAAATTGCTATAATACAATCTAATTTGTAGCATATCTTTTTTAATATCATAAATAGAATCTTTCTTTTTTAGTAAAAAATTATTTTTTATATTTTTGAATTCATTTATAATGATATTTTTATCAAAAATGATTTTAGTCTTTATTAGATCAGCATTGTTGGTAATCGTAAAATTCAAATTTAATTCTAATTCCAATTCATTTATAACTCTTGTTTCACTAACGTAGGAACCAGCATTGCCATCAACGGCTAAATCTATATCAAATCTATTAGATACCATAAAAATCTAAGCTCCCCTCAATACTAGTTTGTAAAGTACATATACTATTTAATGGGTTGAAATTAAATAGAGACGCATGTTGATTATTAATGAAATCAATGGTGGTATATGACCCGGCTTTCATCATAGAAATTAAATTTATTCTCAAAATCATTAATTCTATATTGTTATATTTAAAAAATATTTTATATAAATATGGCATATTGTTGTTATCATATAATGTGCAACAAATAGCATATATTTTATTTCGTGAATTGTATGTTATAATAGGTTTTGATACTCTTGTAAACGCAACTGGGAGTGGATTTTTAAATTCATCATATCCCGATAAACTATTATCATATGTATAAATTATCTCTTCAATATTTGTATTATCATAAGATATTTTATATATTGTGGGGACAATAATGCTGTTAATGTTATTAGCACTCAGCAAATCAATTTTGCATAAAATTGCAAAGTTTTTGTTTTCAAAAAAGAAAGGTTCAGATAAATTTCCGCTCAATGCATTACTGGGGGTGTTTAACGGATTGAATTTTCCGTCAAATCCATAACGCTCAAAAATAGCATAATTTTTGGTTCTAATATATAGAATATCATTATAAATTCCAAAATCTTTTAGATCATAAATCAATTCGGATGATAATAATACATTATAATTATACTTTTTTAGAATATTAGAAAATGCAACATTTATATTTAAAATATTTCTATCTATTATATTTTTTACGTATATTTCTTTTTTTGTAATTGAAGATAGATTGATTATTTTTGTATTGCAATTTTCCTTTACTTCGTCTAAAAAAATATTTTTAGAACTATCAAATTCGTCATATTTTTCATCAAGGATAAAATTACCACCGTCAATATCTTCAAATAAAATAGAGGATAATATATAGCTATATGTAAATGATGTTTCAACAGGTAGTGAATCATAAAAACTACCACAATTGTATATGATTGTATATGTATCCCACGAAATTGAGCTGCGATTTATTTCGAATGAAAATGTGTTTGTTGATGGTATACTAAAATCTAATCCATCATAGATGGGGCTACCTAAAGTTGGTCTAATCATCACTCCATTAAGTGTGCCTCCTACGCCGCCGTCCAATAATATATTATAATAATAGTTAGAACTAAAAATTGAACCGGGCCATTGAATTTTATCAGAAGAAAATAATGAGGGCAATTGATTTCCGTCATCAAATAAAAACACACCCCCATCAAATTTGTGATAAGAGGTAATGCTTTGATTTTTAGTCAATCTTTCATCCTTATATTCTTTTAATTTTGTCGGTTCAAAAAGCGCAAATTGATTTCCATATATATCGCTTTGCCATCTGGTAATTTTACCTTTATTAGCTAACGATAAAAAATTTAATTCTAAGCCTTTATTATTAAGTATTTTTGAATTAGATAATTGATTTTTAGCTATATATGCATAAAAATTTTGTTCTGAAGGATTGGAATATATATCGCCTTCAGAAAACCCGTCTGATATTTTTTTAATCAGAGATGTATAATCCTGTGTATGTATTAATGGATAATCATTAAAATGCGTATTTGTTAATCCAGTTGTATTGCCGTATCTATTGGGGTCTGGATATATATAAAGCTTATTTGGTTCTAATTTAGAATAATCTATTTCAAAATGATTTTTAGGAACAGAAAAATATAGTAATCCTGTCTTTTCTGGTTTAAAAAATAATCCTATTTTTCGTAACGTTTTAAGTGAATTTTCTTCTATTGTTGCGGTACTAGGAAAATGTCTATTTAATAGATTACCTGAAGGGTTTTCCGCTTCAAATAATTTACCTGTTTCAATGCTATTTTTTGAATCTCCGGTTTTTATATAATAAAAATCAGCACCTATAAATTTTTTTATAAGTATACTTTTTAAATCCAAAATATTTGAAGCATAGTCTTTATATTTTGTGATTAATTCATAAAGCTTGTCACCTGATTTACAATTCAAATCAGCTTTCGTAATGTCATAATTAATTGCAAATATTCTGCCAGTTTCTTTAAGAAAAATACTCAGTATTTCAAAAATATATTTTCTTGTAGCGGCATCAAAATCTAAAAATATATTTCCATCTATACTATTGGTGTTTGCTGTAAATAATTCTTGACGTAAAATATTCTTTGTATCATATAGTTCAAATCCGGCATCAGGATTATTATCTAGATAAGTTGTATATACATCTATAAGTTCTTCAATTTCAATATCTAATGTGCTTATAATTTCTTCAATTTTTAATTTTGGTAAATTATAAGCTAAATTTTGGTCGTCAGATACCAAAACATAATCTGTAAGTGAATCATGGATAGCACCTTCTACAGATTTTTTAGTACCTCTTTCTTGATTTTTGTGTACAGAATGTTTTGTTTTTTCTCTTTTTTCTGCATGGTATTTGCATATTTCAATTATTTTTTTAGAATATAATGGTATAATGATATCTAGATCATTTTCGTCATTGAAATTAGCTAATTTCAAAAATCTTTTTTCTTCAAATGTTAGGTAATTTAGACTTATATCTTTTAATAATTCGACATATCTATCTCTTATTAATTGTTGTGATTGAGAACTGCTATTTCGCTTAACTTCGGACCATACAAACAAATAATTTTTATAAGCATTATTATATTGTTGGTATGTTAACCGTATTTCCGTATTTTGTAAAAAATCATAAAATGAAAATGCCTCTTTAAAATCTTTAGCCGCGGCATTATTAATTCTATCTTTTGTTATAGAATTAAAGGGCAAAGGCAATTGTTCATTTAAACCAGTGGACACACAAATATTTAGAGCATTTTAGGAATTTGAAGACAATAATTGCAGCCCAACCATTAATTCTCTAGTAATTATATTTTCAGCTAAATTCCACCAATCATCTTGTGATGATATTGATTCTGACATGGTTGTGAGTTTATCACTCCAATTTATTATGCCTTCCAATTGTTCATTAGAGTAAGTTGAAATATATTTATAAAAGGTATAATATTTCTCTATTTCGTAGTTGTCGTATGTTTTTGGTAGAACTAAAGACCATCCCCATAAAGGTGTATATGATGATAGTGGATATGTATTAGTACCTCCTATAAAATTTGCTGTTAATACGTTTGTATTGCATAAAGTATAGGTATCTGAAAATCTTTCATGTGCTACTATATATCCGTCATTAATAGATATTAATGAATTCAAAAAATTTAATTTTTCACCCAAATTCTTACCATAAATTGTATTTGAATTTTCGGTGTAGCCTTTGGTATCAAAATTTTCATTAAATTTGTTTCGCGAACCTTTTAATTTTGATAATTTTATAGAAAATAAATCCAGTAATCTTGTTATATTGGGTGGAAAATTATATGTATTGAAAATATATAAATTTTCATTCAATAACTTATGAATAGAATTTAATTTTTCTATATTACATGTATCTATAAAACTGTTATTATCTACGAAATTAGATATTTTTTCGTATATCTTTTTTCCTAAAAGGGTAGGTGATTCGTTATTTGAACCCAAACACTTTTCTAGAAAAATATCAAATAAATCACTACTATCTTTTAATGTTTCTTGAAATGAAAAATTCTTAATCTGTGCTGTCATATCAAAATTTTCATTTAATTTTGCTATGCTTGTGCCGCTCAATGGATTTATATTAAATTTATTACTACAACAGCCTTGCCTACTAAATTGAGGATTTCCATATAAAAATTTTTCAATATACTTGAAACCGGTGGGATCTCCTTTTGTATTAATAAAATTTTGATAAAATCCATTTGTATTAATATCATTTAGTTCTATAGTTTTAATGGATGCGTTATTGGGATCGTTGGTTAATTCATTGATGTTAAATATTTTTATATTACTGTCTATATAATCAAAAATTAATAAACTACCTTGCGTTGTAGAGGCTATGCCATTAAAATTGCAATCTGGTGATATTATATTTGATGTAGAATTTACCGTTCTCACGTATATAACATCATCTGTAAAATATGATTTTAATAAAATATCATTTTTATTAGCAATGAACCATAAATTATTATTTGTATCATATGAAAATGCCCATACCTTATGGTCTATTGGGATGAGTGTAGTTTCGCCACTACCTTGATTTATTTTTAGAAGCCCATCATTTTCAAAATTATTTTTATTTTTTAATAAAATCCATGTAATCTGCTCGTATGTACAAATTATATCTATTCCTATATAATTTAATGGTATTTCGTAATTTGTTAAAACATTTCCTTGTGAGTCATATACACATATAAAAGATGATAGTGAAAAATTATATACAACCCATGCATTATTCCTAACATCAACATCAACTATAGCGGGTAATATTGAATTCGAACCGGCTGCGCCCCTATTTGGGATATAATATGAATTACTTGAATAATCAACATTGGTTAAATTCGGGGCGGTAAAAAACTCAAATATCCCAGTGCTATCAATTTTACATACACTTACTCTGTCATACAATGTCACCCATACACTACCGTGTTTATCGGCAGCTAGATGACTAGGTGAAGAGTTTGCTGGTAAACGGATTTTTCCAACAGTTACATCATTATTATCAAATTCAAGTCTGGCTATTAAATCTTGATCAGAATCTATGGCCCAATATGTATGTGATATGGTAGCATTTTTATATGATGGAACAATAATGGAAGCATACATACCAGACAATGTTTTCGTATCATATACATTCTTTGAAGTATTAATTTCATCAAATATATTAGTGGTATAATCGTGAACTAAGTCTAATTTATAGATGCTGGTTGATTGGGGGTTTGTGATAATTGTATGATTGGTATCAACATATAAGAATTTATCACTAGTTGAATTAACGTCACAACAAAGTGAAACGTTATCTTTTGCTACTTTGGGTATTATATAACCCTTAAAAAAGCCCAATCTTTCATAATTTTCAAACTCTCCATAATCTTCGTAAATATCAAACGCTGATGGTATTATTGTATTGGTAACCGTATCTTTCAAATAAAATTTAATTGAATTATCGGTCATATCTTCATTATCTCTTACAAGAGTAAATTTTTTCCATGCCTTACTAGTAAAATTTTCATAATCCTTTACCTTAGCTACGAATGGTATTTTCTGTCCTAGATATTTATTTTTACCTATTTTGAAGGTTGCGATATCAAAATTACCTTCAGAGTCTATACCATTTGTAGAAAATGATACACAATTTAATTCTTCGATATAATGAATATAAGGCGAATATGTTGCATGTGCGGTACCATTTAATACAGAATAACTTTCATTTATATTGTATCTAATATTGTCAACATCATAAAAATTATTATAATCGAAATATATGCTTATAGTGGCTGGTTTTATAGTTTTGTTGTCAGGTGTCCTTACTGTATCATCTGTGTAATAAATGAGACTTTGACCAGAAGTACCCGCCAATACAGAACCTGGATCATCTTTTTTACAAAAAACTATATCATTAAAATTATTTATTTTTACATATAAATCCACATTATTACGTGTCTTTATAATTTTTACCGGTATGGCATCATAAGCAGAAAGGGTTTCATTATAATCCAATGTCAAAAATCTTGCACTGGGTTTAAGATGAGCATACTTATCCAGATAATAGTTTTCTACATCTAAAATAGGCGATGAATTTCCAGATACTTCTAAACAAATAGATGCGCCTTCGCTGGATAATGAATTATATGTTTGCCAACTATTAAAACGTGATATTAAAAAGGGGCATTCATATCTAGAAGTTCTAATGATAGGGTTATTTTTAGCAGAAAGTACTAAAGTGTCTGAAATAAAGTCACGTACAAGAATATTCTGTACAAACGAAGATTCATATCCTATTCCGCTAGCGCCATAAAAATAACATTTTACACTATAAGTACCCGGAATTTTAAAATAATGTGTTGCTGTTATATCTCGGCTAAAAGTACCATCACCAAAATCCCATATTATTCTAGTATTAGAGACTACATGACCATCACCAGCATCAAATTTAGGTATAAATGTAAATGGTGTTATGGGCAATGTATAGCCAGAAGTAATTTGACTATTTGTATAGTCAAGTACAGAAAAATTTAAATATCTATAATCTGTATCCATTAAATTACTTCAATTTTGTTTAATAAATTACTTATTTGATAGAAAAACGGAAACTGAAAATATTGCAAAGAATAATTTTGTGATGTGCTTTCTAGAGTAACTTCCGGATATAACGGATTCCATACTACGAAATTTATTCTTGATACGAAAAATTCATTATTTTTATTATTCCTATATGTTTCAATTTTTTGAATACCCGGTATAGTTAGTATATCTTGTGACAATTGAGACAAATTTAATAGAGATCCTAATTTATTATTTGATATATCAAAAAAATCTTGTATAATACTGAATACATTACTCTTAATTAATTCTTTTGATGTATTAAAGGCGGGATCGCGGTAAATTTTTAATTTTGTTTCATCTCTTATAACTTCAGTATTTGTTTCGTCTGGAAAGGGTAATCCAATATCAAATGCATTATATATAGGATCACATACTACTATATTTTGATTTATTAATTTAATATCTCTAAAAGATTCAGCAATTGCTTGTTTTTGTGAAATTGATATACTAGATGGTATTTGTTCATTAATAATAGATCCATACTTAGGAACTATGAAGCAATACACATTATTAAAATCACAACTATCAGAAAATAAAACCTGATTCATCAATACTCTTTCTTCTTGATTAGGTCTCTCTAAACCTATATCATAAAAATATTTCAAATAATATTTTGTATAGTCTTGATTATTTACTACCTTTGTTGTTTGAATAATATTAGAAAATTTTGATGATATTTTAGATTCAAAATCATCTACTGTTACACATCTATTTTGTGACATGAACATGAGAGGCGCATTTTTCTTAATTTCTTCAGCAGACTCATATGTTTTAAAATTTGTAGATGCTGTTTCATTATTGATATTTAAATAAGTCAAATCATTTGATGTAATTTTTGTAGCAGCAGATATTTTAATATCATTATAAATTTCATTCCATCTGTTTGTATTATAAAGAGACAATTGCTTACCATTTAATAAATTAGACCCTATTTTCCCTGCTGATCCTTTGCTTTGTAAGTAATAAATTGCAATTTGGTCTCCCAAATTCAATTGTTTACCATTAACATTGTTACCAAATTTTAATTCATAATTCAAATTTTCATTAAAGCGTTTTTCAAAAACTCTAGCAGTTGCTTCTTGACCATATACGGAATCAACTTCTTTCCATTCAACCCATTTATTTGTATTTGAATCTTTAACAAATACAAATATATTATTATTATCAATAATAACAGAATTGTTTATCAAATCTTGAACAGTTATTGTTTTGATTTCAAATGCTTCACCCAATGCCGTTTCGGTAGGATATTCTTTTACATCGCCTTGATAAAGAATATTATTTTTTGTAACACTATCAATATTTTCATCACCATTATTTGTTTTCTCAAAAAATACATCTTCTGTAAATGTATAAGTTGAACCGTCTACATTTATATAAGAAAATCTAGGCAATAGATAAGAACCTGGAATAATATCTGAGCTAGCAGTGAATTCACTAATTGTAATAGATGACGTATGGTATCCATGTGGCTTATATCCTATTAGAGAAACTATCTTATTGATATTTTCAAATAATTCTGCTTGTGAAAAAGTTGCTTCGGATGAAGTTTGATTTAGATAAAATATCAATACATGGTACATGTATGCAATCACGTCTACTAACGCAGATATATTACTACCTTCAAAATCAATGTCTTGAAATTTTTCAGCTGTTTTCAATCGATTGATAATCAATTGTTTCATGCTAACCGCGTCAAACGAAGCATAAGCATTTCTGGGCAAATTAAATTCTGTAAAATTTGATATTGACATAATTAGTAGTTTGTGTAACCAATACTATTTAATGCACCCGACATTGTGAATGCAGGGGTATTTAATTGGGGTAACGAAAATGAAATATCTATATTATACTCTGATGTATCGTACATTGGATATACATTCACATAATTCAATGAGATTCTCGGTTCAAAAAAAGTTAATTTAGATCTAATTAAACCAGCTATATCCAAAGCAACTAAATCACTCATAGGACTGAATAAAAATTGTTTTAAATTTAAACCAAATTCAGGATTTAAAACTTTTTCACCTGGCGTAGTATTAAAAATATTTCTAATAGAATTTTTTATAGCGTTTAAATCATAATCCAAAACCAAATCATTAATTTCTGGTTGTTGTTTTAAATTATCTTTAATTAAATATTTTTTTTGCAAATCTAAATGCAGGTCAGAATAAGTAAATGCTTTAGTCTGAACCCTCGGTTCAGGTAATCCACTTATTTTAATTGACGCCATAAAAATATTTAACAATGAAGTAAATAATAGCATGAAGAAGAAGTTTCATGCCATTTTTGAAGCAGCATTGACCCGTTATTCCCGTGGTGGATTTTTAGTAGGTGACTATGTCAAGTTTGCTAAAAATTTTAAGACTAACGATGCTTATAAAATGTTAGGTGGTAATATTAAACAACTGCTTGATGAAATGGAATCTTCGAAATTGCATTTGCGTGTTGTTGGTATTGTAGATAATAATACGCCCAGATTTCCCGGAAATCCTGATACCATGACAGGTGATGTCACATTAGACATTGCATTGGATAATGGCGGTGGTCGTTATACACACTATACAAAGATTCCTGCTTGTTGTGTTGAACAGATGCAAACCGATGGCATCAATTATCCCGCGTTTGACTCTTCTTTAGTAAGACCAAATGGAACACAAATTAAACCTTTAGAGTATTCTATAAAGGAAACAGAATCATTTAAGGCTGATAGGGGTGAAGGTAAGGCTACCTCCATTGAGCATAAATTACCTACCCAAAATATTAAGATACCAGCACAGCAACCAACTACTGCGAGGTATCTCAAAAGCTTCCAAGAACTATAATTTTGCGATTTGCAAGATTAATGCAAAGAAATTGATCTCCTGATCAACAACAAATGCATGCCTATACATGTATTCTGTTATAACTAAAATGGTTTCAGCTTTCTTTGGTTCATTCTGCCAAGAATAAACAAACTGAACCATATTCTTCATCAGATTATGATAGTCTGATTGAAAGGTACTTTCATTTTGAATATAAAACTTTCTGCATTCAAATGGATTTTCTCCGATCTTATCAAAAACTTCTTTAACAAATTCATTTTGTGTTGCTTGATTAACAATACTCAATGTACCAGAAATAGAATTTTTTTGCAATTCATTAATAATCTTTCTGAAATCGGGAAAATTATGCTTTACTAATTCAACAAACAACGGCTTCTGATCTTCAGGCACTACAATAGACTCCCTTTTAAGGATACCAAAACAATGCTTAATGACATCTTGAATGTTATGATTGAAATTCAAGCTAACACAACGAGATTGAACAGCAGGAATGATCTTATGCTTATAATTAGCTGTGAGAATAAAGCGGGTATTAGCAGCATATTCTTCCATAACATTGCGTAAAGCACGCTGTCCTTCTGCTGAAATTCCATCCGATTCATCTAATATAACTACTTTAATATCACCCGTTAATGATCTGGTCTGTGCAAATGAAATTACTTTGGTTCTAATAGTATCAATACCATTTTCATCGGATGCATTGACATAAAGATAATCACATTCGAGAATATTATTAACAATCATCTTAGCTAAAGTGGTCTTGCCTTGACCTGGTGATGAAATAAGAAGAAGATTAGAGATCTCTTTCTTTGTTTTATATGATTCAATGACCTTCCTAGTATCAACTGGAAGGACAATATCATCTAATGTCTTTGGTCTATACTTCTCAACCCAAATATTATCAAAATTCATAATAATTATTTTCCAGAAGAACCAAATCCCTTAGCACCACGACTTGTTTCAGACACTGAATCAGCCCAGTCAGCATTCATAGATACTAAAGGATAGATAACCAGCTGAGCACATCTATCACCCTTCTTTACTGTATAATCGGAATCTGAATGATTGAATAATTTAACACCCAAATCGCCCCGATATGGATTATCAATAATACCATTAAATGCGGTTACATTATATTTGAATGCTAAACCAGATCGACTTTCAATTCGAACCCAAAATTCTGGCGATAAGTATGCTAATGTCAACCCTACAGGAACAACAGCTGATCCTCTAGCTGGAATAACTGTTTCTTCTACTGCTGTCATGTCATATCCACTATCACCTGTTGTAGGATCTGTATTATTTTTCTTTGGTAATACTGCGTCATCATGTGTCTTTAAGAATTTAATCATGCAATAATTATAGGTGATGCTTCACTGTTTATCAATAAATATTTTTTATGTCAGAAGATGATTCATTAGACTCTGTAGATTCGCTCATTAATCAACTAAAATCTATTCCTAAAGCGACGAGAGAAGTAGATCAAGTAGAAGATGCCCTAACAAAAGAAAATCTCGAGGAATTCATTTTAAAACACACCGGTAATTTAGTTAAACAAGCTTCTGAATCTGTTACATTAGTCAGAGACTATGTTGAAGCGGCACCTAATGCAGAAGAAGTAACGGCATTAGCAGAATTAATTAAAGCAACATCTTCTGCGGTTGAAAGTTTGAATCGTATTCTCATCACAGATAAGAAAACCAGTACTGCTATTAAGATCAAAGAAATGGATAATAAGAGCAGACAAAAGGAATTGGATGCCGTGGTTGGATTAAAGCTAAGATCCACCCGAGAAGAATTAATGAAACAGTTAATTAATGCTACTGTAATTGAAAATACACCTGAACTGACTAATGATTAATAATACGTATTATTGCTATAATCATTTTTAATTTTAGACATGCTGGCTTTTCCGAAGTAACCCGCACCAGCACCATTCGAAGATTTTATAAAACCAAATCGGGAACTATATAAATTAGTTTCCCAAATTTTAACAGCCGCTTGGGTATTTGTATTAACATCAAACAATTGTTCTGGCGTGAAGCTTTTGCCACCATTTAATTTATAACCGCCACCTGCTTCTAATCCTATTTGAAAAACACCATATGAAGTGGGTGTACCATTATAACCTTTTTGACCAGGACTATAACCATTAATATCTGATACATTTCTTTCGTTGAACCCCGATTCTACATTTCCTAATCGCATAAAAAAGTTAGACCATTCTTCTTTTGAACCAGTGACTATCCCATAAGATGCCATTTGTGCTCTTGTTTCGGGGGACAAATTTTCAAAATTTGTTATAAGAGGAGATCCTTCGAGATATTTGTCTAATGCTTCTCTTATTTCTTCTTGTGTTTGAGCGTGCGTTTTACTTGTTTTCTTCTTTTTCATTTCGTCATGAAGTTTTATAGTAGTTGATGGTGTATCTGCTAATCCATAAGATCTGCCTGTATGATTATAGCTAGCCACCCCATTTACTTTAACTTTTGATACTCTTTCTTCGTATTGCCCGTTTACCGCATATAGTGTTTTTATACCTATATCTTTATCTATAGGTTTAGCAATATTCATTTCGGGGTTGAATGGATTATAGCGGGACATATAATCAACGACACGGAAACAATCACCCAGCATCATTCTATTATTGGAAACTCCTTTTGAATAAGCTTCCATTGTACTTTGAAATAATGATGGACTAGTGGCACCAATATATACAGCACCTTTATCGTCTGGTGCAAAAGCTTTTTTTCCTAATTTTTCTAAATTATAATTCGAAACAAAATTATGCATAGCAGACTTTGCCTTATCCATAAACGTTTTCATGCTAGTATAAGCTTCTGTTGTCGAATCTATTAATGCAGAAGGAATTTTATTCACCTTCTCCAAAGATAAACCTGTAGGCGGCGGTGAATTTATATCAGTATCCTGGGGAGGTGAATTGTATATAGAATTAGCAGCACTATAATCATATATAGAGCCAACGCGCTGTGACAAATTTTTAAAATAATTACATGCAGATTCGCATTGATTCATTAAATCTGATATCTTTTGCAAAAAATCTTTGTCTTTATCAATAGATGAAGATCTAGTAAAATTTCTTTTAGAATTTGGGTCTTTTACTCTTTCGGATAAATTTTCTGCTTTTTCGAATGTAGATTCAACTTCTCTTTTTAATGTTTGTTTTATATTATTTGGTAATTGATCTATTTTTTTCCTATAAAAAATTAAATGTTCTGTAGTTAATGCGGGTGCATCTAATAAAAAATTTTTCATAAAGTCCCTAGACGCAGCTAGTGTATCAGGGTCAGTAGCAATCTTTTTCCAAAGATATGCTAAGTTTATTTCTGTGGAAAAATCTTCTGCTATTTGACATAAGTCCGTATTATCTTTTAAAAAATCGGGATTATCTCCTATAGCTATTGATTCGATATATTCTGGAAATCCGGTTTTTACTATCATGATTTTAATAAATTTTGAATTGAATTTTGATTTAATGTGGACTGATTAGGCAACAATTTATATGGTTTGATAGTTTCTATTTTATTGAAATAACTATTTTCTACAAAAATATGTTTTACATTGGTAATAAGATGTCTGCCAAGATTATTAAAATCATAGCGTTCATCATTATCTATATTATCAAATTTTAAAACATCTATGAAAGTAGATGCTTTTCTAGCAGTCGAGCCACGAACTTTGAACATATATGTATAATTTAAATTTAATAAATTTGATATTTTTTTAATTTTAATTTTTTCTTCATTCATTTCTGGTGGCAAAGAATCTGTCACGGTTTTCCAAGCATCCTTTAAATGCGAGGTGCTTTGTGGCATTATAAAATTATATGATAAATTATTTTTATTAAAAAGTTTTTTAAATGGTTCTAAAAATAATTTATCATATTTTTGTATAATTTCTTCGGGCGCTAGTGTTTGTGTATTATACATAAAAGCTCCATGTGCTCTTGAATAACTAGACATACCTTCTTTTGTAAAGAATTTTAAAATAAGAGATGCATCGGGATTTTCTCTATAAAATTCTATAATTTGAGAATTTTTCCCCGAAGATCCCAATAGCGCATATTCACTCCATACTTTCGAAAAATGTTGATACTCTATATCTGGTGTATTTTTTTCGCTTTCATTTGATTGTCTACCGAAATGTATTTCGTCTTTGCAAAAGATTTCATTATTCGCAAATAGAGTATTATATGATAATAAAAAAAATTTCTTTTTGATTCGATCAAATCTTAATATACACGGACTTTCATTATGTGTATGAAATTGCATTATATAATTTAAAACAGATATATTGGGTATAGCACCATGAGGCGTTATGTCAATGTTTATACAATTTGAAGCTTCAAAGAAATCTTTACCTTCTTTATCTTTGATGAAAAGGTTGTTTTGCATTTCTGTGTATACGTTTTGCAGAATTGATTTTATCCACTCACTAGTTGGTTTTGCATTACCTTCATTTGAATTGAGATAAGAAAATCCGCCAATTGATTTTTGTACACCAGCTATATTGAAAAATGTTTCTGATAATTTATATTCTTTTGCTTCTACTAATTTTAGTCTTTTGCATAATGAATTCTCATAATTTATATCTATACACTCAGTAATTATAAATTCAAATTTTAAAACAAAATCTTCATTAGTGTGTGGTAATATGGCATTTTGATTCGAATCAGGCAATATAGTTAATACTAACATGTCGCGGCCATTTCCGAGATAAGTATATTCTTTATCAAAGAAATTTAAATTATTGTTAACAATTATTTCACCGGTGTGAAATGGATGATATATATTATCAACTATTTCTATATATTTGAATGCATTACCTTTTAATAAAATACCGTTACCTGAATCATCTAATGATACAAACGCACCGCATACCAAATAATCATCACCATTGTATTGGTATCGAAATACTTCCTGATCACTGCCTATATAGTCCGAAATAGCCATATTATTCTCTTGCTTTTAATGAATTTAAAATAGAAGGTAAGTATTCTTTTTTTATAATTTTAATAACTGAACCAGGTGTTAAAATTTTTATCGAATTTTGAATATTGTTACACAAAAGCAATAACCACCATAAATGAATACTACCATATACTTGATAACTTATAGTTGTTAGCGGCAAATAATCTGGAACGGAAAAATAATCAAATACTCCATCATCAATATTTTCTGGCAGTGTTATTTTTTTTCCTATATTATAAAAATAATACATATCTCCATTTTCATTTGTATCTCTATACATATTGAAAATGTTTTCATAATATTCGTTAGGATGTGTTATTTTATAGGATTCCATATTTTATAAAAAAAAAAATTATCTACTCCCCATGCCCATAAATGCCGCTTTATCTCTTTCAGCCTGTTCCATTTTTG